TTTACCGTACTGCAAAAAGTTATATACATTAAACCATTCAACATAATTGTTATTCACTGGCTTTCCAAATTGCTTAATAAATTCATTTTCACTTGTAATAAGAGTAGGAATCATGGATGGTCCCCAGTTAAATCGTCCAACTACTCCTGCAATGCTACTAAGCATAAGCTTTTCAGGACGAATGGATTTATCAATCTCATTCGTGACGATTCCTGGAGATAGAGTAAAATCTGCCATATCAGTTCCTTTAACTTGAATTATTTTAAAAGGTAAACCACGAAAAAAATAAATTAAAAATAATTAATTTTATTAATTTAGAAATATTTATCAATTTTGAAGTTTTAAAGACCTTCAAATAACCAGGCATTTTGTTTAAGAATTTCAATTCTTTCTTCTTCAAACGGATCTCGTTCTTCTTCTGGAACGTATTCTTCCACACCATCATCCAAAAATCCAAAAGGTAAATAATTTTCTTCATTTTCATTTTCTACAATATTTGTTCGAATGTTCATATCATAAGTATCTTTGAAATATTGTTCATCAGACATCCAAGCAAAAAGAACTAAAGTCATTACACAATCATCATGTTTACCATTCTCTGCTTTATATGAACCAGACCTTGCATCAACTGAGAATGTTAGAAATTCACCAATAGTATCAGAATCATTCACTAAAAGTTGTTCATTCTCAAGTAACATTTTTAAATTCGAACAGCCAATTCTTTTAATTCTTGGTGTTGTTGTTACACCATACTTCGCTCTTTTTTGAAATCCACTCGACAAGGTAGTTTTTAATTCTTTTTTTACAGTGGTGAACAAGTGATCATATTCTAAATCTTGAAGTAGAACATCTGTAATTTGTGAACCTATATTGTTTTCTTCAACGAGAACATATGCTTTGTTGTATTGTAGTGCCGCATTGTGAATGATTCTTGCATAGATAATTGGTTGAATTGTATTGTCACGATAAACAGCAACAACTTTAAATGGCTTTGTTGAAACATCAATCACAGAGAAAACAGAATAGTCTTGTTCTCTACCCTTTGATACATCAGCAACAATTACATAATTGTGTTCTTCTTGAACTTCTTCATAAATTTTAATGTCATCAAGAATTCGTGATGGCTTCATGATTGCCAACTCTTTCAATTTTGTTGATGAAATTAAAGTTGCTGTACTACCAAGAAACTGACAACAATGTTCAACAAGAAACTTTTCTTCTCCAAACTGTGCAATTGTTTTTTTCTTCCATTCTTCATTACGATCTGGTCTTTGATACCACATGACTTTATATGGAATAAAGTCATTAACTTTAGCTTCTGCTTCCGTCCAAAACTTGTAGAAATGATTCAATCCTTTTGGTGTTGAAGTCATCACAACCTTCGAAGAAGTACCAGAAGAGATAGTAGGATAGGTTGCAGACCAAAATGTTTCAAAGTTATCAACGAATGCGCACTCATCTACATACAATAGATTGATCGTTTCACCACGAATACTGTCACCAGTCGAAGCTGAGACCATCACCATACAACCATTTTCAAGTTCAATTGAATTCACATTCCAAGACATCACTCCTTGTTGCATCCATAAAGGAATGTGTTCATATGCTTGTTTGATTAAACGTAAACTCTTTCGTGCAGTCTTTGTATAGTTTGCCAGAATTGCTACATTCTTTGAACTATTGAATAATATATAATGTAAAATATATCCACAAACAGTTGTAGTTTTTGAAATCTGGCGTGCAGATAATACAATTGTATTTCGATTATCATGTACTAAATTAATAATATCTTTTTGATAATCCCACAAGTCAATAATTTGTTTACCTTGGTCAATTGTAATGATATAAAAATAATTATTAAGAAAGTAAACAACATCATCTCGACACTTTAGATATTCTTCCACATGATTTCGTGTGAAAGGTATCTCTTGTCCAACACGTTTTAATTTAGGATTATTTTTATAATTAAGTACTGGTACTGGTGCAGACATAGAATCACCTTTTTAGAAATGGATAAATAATATAAGTTATTTTAATATTTATTTCAACCAAGGCTTTAATGTCAAAAGCAAATATACATTTTAATCATTACCAATATCAAGGAGAGCAGGACTTAGTACAGGACTTGCATGATGAGATCATACAAATTGTAGGCATCAATATGTCTTATCTACCCAAAGAACATTTCAATTACGATCTGATCATGGGTTCTGATAATGACCAAAGATTTAATCACGCCTATCTGATTGAGATGTTGATGGAAGAAACTGATGGCTATGTTGGTCAATCATTACTCGGTAAGTTTGGTTTGCAAATTGAAGAAACAATGAATTTGATTGTTTCAAAAAGAAGATTTGATGAGACAAGTATTCCAGACCGAAAGCGACCGCATGAGGGTGACTTGATCTATATGCCAACAGATTCAAGATTGTATACAATTACATATGTTGATTATCAACAACCAGGATTTATGCAAGCTGGTATCTTTCCTAACTATCGGCTATCATGCGAATTGTATACACCAAGCCATGAGCAGATTGAAACGAATGTTAAAGTAATTGATCAATCAGACCAAGAAATTTATAGTCTTGACATACCAATTGAAAACGTTACAGGTAAGTTTGCAAGAAATGAATTTGTTGTTGGTGAGAGGTCAGGATACAAAGGACAAGTGCATAAGTTTATGCCAAGAAAGAAAGTTCTTTCAGTTCGTAACCTGAACGGTTTGTTTGAACCGAATGAAATTATAACAGGTGACTCAAGTGGTGCAACTGCAAATGTTAATACAATTGTTGAACATTTGTCACATCAAAATGAAGAAATTCAAGCATTGCAAACAAACAATCAATTGCTTGATGAAAGCACAACACTTGTTGAATGGGATCCAAATAATCCACTAGCATAACAGAGATATGTTTTTTAGTAAAAATGTTGATGAGCAAGACCAGTATCACCAAACAATAAGAAATCTGGTTGTTGTTATAGGATCATTGTTTTCAAAAATGGTTCTTGTCCGTAAGAATCATAAGTCAGGTGACATTGAAGAAAAGATTGTAGTACCAATTAGCTTTGCAAATCGTGATAAGATGCTTACTTTAATTCGTGATGCACCTGCTGTTGAAGATAAGAATACAAACTTAACACTACCAAGAATTGGATTTTCGTTTGATGGTTTGTCTTATGATAGTCAAAGACAATTACCTAAAACAGGTGGAAGAGGACGACCAACAAACGAACAAAAAAACAAAAAAGATGTGCTTGTAATGTACAATGGAGTGCCGTATAATTTTGAATTTACAGTTTCAATTCTTGCTAAATATGCAGAAGATTTAACACAACTTGTTGAAAAAATCTTACCGTATTTTACACCAAATTTGAATGTGACATATCGTGCAATACCTGAATTAAGTATTGACATTGATGTGCCGATCATGTTGAATGGTGTAACATGGACAGATCAATATGAAGGCCTACAGGAGAGAAGACTACTTACCGCCGACCTTGCTTTAACAGCAAAATCATATATCTTTCCGCCGATTAAAGATTATCCTAGAGTAAATACAGTATTTGTGGAGACACATACTTTAGGAAAAATTGGAACTGAAGATTTACAAAAATCTCGTAAGAAAGCCCTTTATCTTGAACAACGAATGCCGATTGCTACTGAAACTTCTGGAAGTTTACAGGATGAAGAAGCAAGTTCTGCTTTGAATGATCCTATTGCAAATGAGCATAGCTTAGTTAAGATTTATGGTTATGATGAAAATGATGATTTTGGTTTCAAAACTTTTGTCTATGAAGGCTCAAATTATGACGAAGAGCATGAAAGAGAAGAGGCTTGGAAAAAAGAAAACCCATAAAGGAGAATTAAAATGAATTTATTTTTGAAATGGTGGCTACTCATCACACTCACACTCACAGGTTTAGGTGTTGCAACCTATTTTAACTTTTTGAATTTCATGTATGTGCATGACTTTACAAAACTCTCTGTTGCAATTCTAAGTATATTCGCCGCCACCAGTGTTGTGATTGGATATAAATTATGGAAAAGTTCAGTTAAAGGAGACGAAAAATATACTTATGATCGGGAATGGTTTGTGAGTGAAATGGTAATTACTTTAGGCATGATTGGAACTGTTATCGGATTTATTTACATGCTGTACTCAGTTTTTTCAAATTTAAATATCAACGATACTTATGCCATTCAGGAAAGTTTAACACAAATGGCAAGCGGTATGGGTACAGCATTGCTTACAACATTGGTTGGGTTAGTAAGTAGTGTTCTTATTAAAAGTCAACTGGTAATGGTGGAATCATATGTTAAAGTACAGTAGTAATCTTGCATTTATTGATCTTCTTTTCAACTTAATTTTGGGATTTGCATTCCTTTTCATCGTTGCATTTCTTCTAATTAATGATCCAACGGAAACAGCAGACATTGAAGCAAACGTTGAATACATGATCACAATGAGTTGGGAAGGAGAAAAAGATATTGATTTAGACCTATGGATTGAAGGCCCAAGTGGTCTTGTAGGTTTTCGGGATCCCTCACAAGGATTCATGAACCTTGACCGAGATGATTTAGGACATCGTACGGATACAATTTATGCGGGCACGGATAAGATGGAAGTTGTTCATATCAATCAAGAGATTATCAACATTCGTGGTTACCAAGCTGGTGAATATGTAATCAATGGACATTATTTCTTTACAAAGGAACCAAAAGAAAAGAGGCGGACAGTTGCCGAAGTTAAAGTGATTAAGTTGAATCCTTTTGAAGAAGTTTGGCAAGGAACAAAAGAGTTTGAATTTCGTGGACAAGAACTTACCTTTGTTCGCTTTGACATGACACCTGAAGGACGTTATACAAACATGCATGATTTGCAAAAGCATCTTGTAATGAAACCTGATGGTACTGGACCTGGCACAGGTTGGGTAACTTTACCAAATGATTCAAATCGTAATACAAGAGGCTCTGGACCATCCGGTGCCGTTACGCAACAAATGCAAATTAATAGTGATCCAGTTTATGGAGGCATAGGAGGACCATGACTTACTTAATTATTTTAGCGATATTTTTAGTTTCATTATTTTTGTGGCTGATGATTGATGTGCGTAAAAGTGCCCACATGCTGTACATCATTCCTCTAACAATTTTGTTCACTGGTGGAAGTTACTTCTACATTGATTCATTGTTTGGGTATCCAACTTCATTAACAAATGAAAAGAAGTTCATGCTTGTTTCTTATATACCAGATGAAACAGGTGATAATATTTTCATGTGGGTAATGCTTGAAGGTGATGCAAAACCTAAGGCAATTCAAATACCATATTCACAAGAGAAACATAAGGCTCTTGCTGCCGCTACTGAAGGTATGAAAAAAGGTCGCCAATTTGTTGGTGAGTTTGATCCTGAACTTTCGGGTGAAGAAAATGAGGGACAAGAAGGTGATCCGGGAACGAACAGTGAACAACATGCAGGTGGCACAATCAAATCAAAAGGTGGTGGTTTTGCTCTACTTGAACTTGATGTAGAAGCCACACTTCCGAAAAAAGCAGGCCATGAAGAATACGAAGATTGAGCCAATTGAAGTTTCAAACGAAGTACCTGTTGAATTCATCGAAGAAGGTGCGGAAAGAAAACTTCAAAAAGTTGAAAAGTACAACGCAATTACACCATACGAGGGTGCAACGTCCTCGGATGAAGATTTTGAATTTGCTCAAGATACAATCAAAGAGACAATTTTAAAATCAAACGAAGTTTTACAGGAACTAGGTCAAGCTGCCATTCTCAATGAGAATGGCAAACTCTATGAATCATATTCTCAACTGATGAAAAATATCATCGATGGTTCATCTGCTCTACTTGATCTACATGTAAAACAAAAGAAAGTAAAAGAAATAAAAGAGAAGCTCGAGCCTTCTCAAACCAACACTCAAATAAATAATATAGTTGTTGGTTCAACAAAAGATCTTCTTGACATGATTGAAAACAAGATAAAAGATTAAAGACCTGCCTTTCGTATTGTTTTTGTTAGCAAAGTATAAATAGAATAAGTACAACATTTTCTTTCATCATACAATACAAAAAGAATTATGGCCGACACCATTTCTAAAATACTCATTAAAAGTTCTTTAGTAACTGATACTCCCTCCGCAAGTGACCTTGAACGAGCAGAACTAGCTTATTCATACTCATCAAATCGTCTATTCATTGGACATCCAGATGGCAATCAATCACCAATGGTGATTGGTGGTACAAAATTCCTTGAACTATTTGAAACTATTCTTGATGATGATGGCACAATCAACTCTGGTCAAGTATTATCAAACAGAGTAATTGTTGCTGGTGAAGATCGTGATCTTGATTTTCTGGATATTGGTGTATTAAAAGTTGCTGGTAGAGAACTCGCCACAAGATTTATTGATAAAGTAACCACATCAAATGCATTTAGTGATGTTAGCCATACACAATTGGCAACAGCACAAGCAACAAAAGAATATGTCGATCAAAGAACAGAAAGATTTTTACTTAACTTTGACGAAGAATCGATACAAGAAGCACAAATTCTAATTGCTGATGCGAACAATCGTTTTGAAAATCGAACGATTACTGGTGATGTTATTCTAAGTTCTGATGGTTTTACAAAAATTCGTGATGGTATCATTAAGAATGAAATGCTCAAGAATGCATCGATTCTTGTTGGTACTCAAGAAGTTAAACTTGGTGGTAGAATTATCATCAACATGAATGAAGATACCTCTGGTATTCTTCGTGTACATCGTGGTGGTATTGGTCGGTCACACCTCGAGAAACATCAAGTTGTTTTAGGTAATGAACTTGAAGCAGTACAAACATCAAGCAATTTTATATTTGATACAATTGAAAATAAGTTGTACATCAACGAAAGAGCCGAAATTACTCGACATCTTTCAATTGGCGAATCTCTTGAAGTTGCAGATAGTTTCTTTGCTACTGCAGATTCAATTCGTTTTCACGATTATTTTAAAGTCGATCATACAGATAAATCTGTCAACATCGATGCTGATAATTTATCTATTGATGCCGATATTGATCTCACAAGTAATTTAATTGTTGCGCATACAAACACATTTGATTTGTTTGCGAAATCAACAAATCTTTATGGTGATTCTCTTTACATCTCGGCAAATACTGTTACTGTCAGTAAAGCACATACAACATTTGACGGTGAAGTTATTGTTAATGGTAAGAGTACGGTCAATGGTGATACAATTGTCAATGGTAAATCAACAATCAACGGCGATAGTACAATCAATGGTGATGTACAAGTTAACAGTGATAATGTAAATATCTCCTCTTCAACAGTTACTGTAGTTGATGGTGTAGTTACATTTAACAATGATGTTGATTATAATGGTGATACAATCACTGTATCAAGTGGAACAGTTACAACTGTCTATGGTGATGTTGATATTCAAAATCAATTAATATCATTCAATACTTTACAGTATGAAGTTGATGGTACAAGAATTGATTTTAATAGTATTGACTTTGAAATCTCAAACGGTACCCATACAACGATTCAAGGTGATAGTACAATCAATGGTAAAACGAATTTTACTGGTGATATTCTTATTGAATCGAATAATGTTGAATATAGTCTTGGTACACTCACAAAATTTGTTGGTCCAGCAATCTTCAATAATGATATTTCTATCGTCAATGATCTAATATCGATCGATGCAAATGAATTTGAGGTCTCATCGAATACAAGATCAGTGTTCAATGGTATAACGATCTTTAATAATGTTTCTCAACTGAATGGTGAGTTGTTTGAAATCAGTCCATTCACAGAAACAATTTACAAAGGTACTGTTGAATTTCAAAACCTAACAACTTTCAATGCAGACTCAACATTCAATGAAGGTATCTATGTCAATAGCAATTTATACCTATCTGCAGATACAAATCTAAGTAGTGATGCAACTTCACAGTTCCGTGGTGAGACAACTTTTGACAATAAGGTTTCCATCAATGATGAGCTTACAGTCACAGCGCCTTCAGTTTTCAACAACATTGTTGAAATCAATGATGCAACCACAATCAATGCACCAACGGTTATCAATGACATAACAACAATCAATGATGCGACCACCATCAATGCACCACTTCGTGTAAATGATAATGTCAGCATTCGTGAATCGCTCACCATTGAGAAAGATTTGATTGTTGAACGTGACCTATTCGTTCAAGGAAACACCGTTCAGATTGACGTACAAACGATGGTTGTTGAAGATAACATCATCGTAGTTGGAAAGAACAATGAGGCGGATGCTGTTGATTTGGGATTTGCTGCAAAGTACAAGTATGAAGGTGTTGATGCATATGCCGGTATCTTCCGTGATGCTGCTGATAAGAAATTCCATCTCTTTCGAAAATATGATACCGAACCTGGTATCACAATGGGCAACTATGAACTTGCCACTTTAGTTGGTGACTTTGAAGCAAATCAGGTATTGATTGAATCTGGAACGATCAGTGATGTAACAATGCATCGTCCAGAAATCCACAAGGCAACATTGATTGATGCCAAGTTAGAAGGTACAGTCATTCATAATTTGTCAGCAACTGCGGCATCAATTGATCATTCAACCGCTAATGATGTTTACATCAAGAACAGTGTTCTTCAATATTCTGATGTAAAACATTCAGAGTTAGATACCATCACATCAGTAAACTTTACAGGTACAGATACCTATTTGACTGATGGCTGGGTGAAGAACTTTGACATCTATGATTCAAGAGCAAACAATTTCACTGCCACCAATGTTTACATAACAACTGGTACAATTGATGATTTTGATGTTGATGATATTCGTGTTACCAATTTTGATTTAAAGCATGGTGATATTTTCAATGTTGATATTGATAATGTAAGAGCAAACAATCTCACCGCAACAAACGTATATCTGTTTGATGGTACTCAGTACAACTTTGAAATTGAGAAAACCATTTCAAAGAACTTTACCGGTACTGATACATTTTTGACAAAAGGTACAATTGAAGATTTCGAACTTACAGATATTCGTGTCCAGGATTTCGATCTCAAGAATGGTAAAATTTGGAATGTTGAAATTGAAAAGATTTCATCCGCAAATGATGTCACAGTCACCAACTTTGATTTAAAGCATGGTGATATTCAAGATGTTGATGTTGAAGATATGCGAGCCAATAATGTTGTATCAACAAATACGCATTCAACATTTGGTCACATTGAAACATTTACTGCCAATAATATCACAACAACCAACTTTGATTCGAGACAGGGATATCTACAGGATATTGATGTTGAGGATATGAGAGCAAATGGTGTTGTTGCAACAAACTTGAATCTGGATCATGTTGTAGCAAACGATGTGACCACAACAAACTTTGATTCAAGACATGGCTATCTTCAGGATATTGATGTTGTTGATATGCGGGCGGAAGAGGTCAAGGCAAAGTTTGTCGAATTAGATCAAGTCACTGCAAATGGCGTGACAACCACCAACTACAAATCATATCACGGTTATCTTGAAGACACCGATGTTGAAGATATGAGAGCAAATGGTGTTGTTGCTACGAATTTAGATTTAGACCATGTTGTAGCCAATGATGTAACAACAACCAATTTTGATTCAAGACATGGCTATCTACAGGATATTGATGTTGAGGATATTCGTGCAAACAATGTAGTTTCGACAAATGTACATTCAACCTTTGGACATTTAGAAACATATACACAAAACAACATTACAACAACCAACTTTGATTCGAGACAGGGATATCTACAGGATATTGATGTTGAGGATATGAGAGCCAACAATGTTGTTAGCACAAACACACACTCAACATTTGGTCATTTAGAAGATTTCACTGCAAACAATATCACAATCACAAACTTTAAACTTCAATATGGTACAATTGAAGATTATTCAATTGAAGATGTCCGTGCAAACAATGTTAATACGACAAACTTTGTAACAGCACATGGTGATTTGACTGATATTGATGTTGAGGATATGAGAGCCAATGCTGTGATTTCAACAAATGTTCATTCAACCTTTGGACATCTTGAAACATACACTGCCAATAATATCACAACTACCAACTACAAATCATATTATGGTTATCTTGAAAATACTGATGTTGAAGATATGCGGGCCAACAATGTTGTATCAACGAATACACATTCAACCTTTGGGCATTTAGAAACATTCACTGCAAATGGTATCACAACTACCAACTACAAATCATATCATGGTTATCTCGAAGATACAGATGCAATTGATCTAAGAGCAACAAACGTAGCACTCGACACTGGTACAATTACAAACTTTGATGCTACTCATATTCGAGTAACAAATGATCTTAAAGCAACAAACGTAACACTTGATACTGGTACCTTAACTAACTTTGACATTTATAATTCAAGAGTTTATGAAACACAAATTGTTGACCGTTCAACAGCAAACAATTTAGAATCAAACAATGCAACTTTAACTTTTGCTGAAATCTACGATACAAGATCAGAAAGACTATGGTCAAACAATGCTACTCTTGAAAATGCAGTCATTAAAAGAGCAGAAATTGAAAACATTGAAGGTATCAATTATAGCCTAACTGCTGGTGATATCACAAATTTCGAAATTTATGATTCAAGAGCAAACAATTTCACTGCAACAAATGTATACTTGACAACTGGTACATTTGATGACTTTACAATGCGTGATTCAAGAACAGAAAGAATCACTGCAAATGCAACAACTGGTACCAACTTTGATCTAACAACTGGTACAATTGATAACTTCTTAGTCAAGAATAGTACATTTGAAGCAATTGTCGCAAACAATGTAAATGGTACAAACTATGTTCTTGATACTGTAATTGCAGATAAAGTATTCTTGAACACAGGAACAATTGACCTTTTTGACATTGTTGATTCAAGAACATATAATATCACTGCAAACAATACAACTGGTGAATACTTCTTCTTAACACATGGTACACTGGAAGACTTTACGATTGAAAAGTCTCGAATGAACAACAGTGTTGCCAACAATATGGAAATCAATGATTCGACAATCAACAATGCAACATTGTGGAATGCGAATCTTGCAGGTATCACAATCACCGGTGCGGTTACAACACAATCAAAGTTTGATGATTCAACAGCAAACAATGTAGTTATCAACCAAAGTACATTACAAAATAGTTATATTAAAGATACTAACTTTGATCGTGTTGAAGGATATGATCTAACAGCAACGAATGTATTCTTGTATGATGGTACACTTGAAAACTTTGATATTGAAGCATCAAGAGCCAACAATTTAACTGCTACAAATGTATATCTAACAACTGGTACAATTGATAACTTCAATTTAGATGATGTACATGTTGAAGCATCAACTGCAAACAATCTAACAGCAACCAATGTACATCTAACAACTGGCACAATTGATAACTTCAATTTAGATGATGTACATGTTGAAGCATCAAGAGCCAACAATTTAACTGCTACGAATGTATATCTAACAACTGGCACAATTACTGATTTTGATGTTGATGATATAAGAGTTGAAGCATCAACTGCAAACAATCTAACAGCAACCAATGTATATCTAACAACTGGCACAATTACTGATTTTGATGTTGATGATATAAGAGTTGAAAAGGCTGAAGCAAATAATGTTACGGCGACCAATGTATATTTAATGACCGGTACAATTGAAGATTTTGATGCTGAGAATATACGAGCAAATAATGTTACTGCAACAAATGTATTCTTAACAACTGGCACAATTGACCAGTTTACAGGAACACATCTTCATATTACAGATGATTTCAAAGCAACAAACGTTGTATTAGATACTGGTACATTAACCAACTTTGATATCTACAACTCTCGAGTTTATGATACACAAATTGTTGAAGAATCTTCTGCAAATAACTTAGTATCAAATAACGCTACGTTAACATATGCAGAAATCTTTGACACAAGATCAGAAAGATTGTGGTCAAATAATGCTACACTTGAGAACGCAATAATCAAACGTGCTGAAATTGAGAACATTGAAGGTAAGAATTATAGCTTAACAGATGGTGATTTAACCAATTTTGACATTTATGATTCAAGAGCCAATAACTTCACCGCTACTAACGTCTATCTTGAAACTGGTACAATTGAAGATTTTGATGTTACGAATATTCGTGTTGAAGCATCAACTGCAAATAACTTAACAACAACCAATGTATATCTAACAACTGGTACAATTACTGATTTTGATGTTACGAATATTCGTGTTGAAGCATCAACTGCAAACAACTTAACAGCAACGAATGTATATCTTGAAACTGGTACGATTGACAATTTCACAGGTACACATCTTCATATCACAGATGATTTGCAGGCAACCAATGTCACAATGGACACTGGTTCAATGGTCAACTTTGATATTGAAGCATCAAGAGCCAACAATCTAACCGCAACAAATGTATTCTTAACTGATGGTACGATTGATAACTTTGACCTTGAGGCATCAAGAGCCAACAATCTAACCGCTACTAACGTCTATCTTGAAACTGGTACAATTGATAACTTTGACCTTGAAGCATCAAGAGCCAATAACTTCACCGCTACTAACGTCTATCTTGAAACTGGTACAATTGACAATTTCAAAGGTACTCATCTTCACATCACAAATGATCTTAAAGCGACAAATGTTACGCTTGATACTGGTACAATTACCAACTTTGACATTTATAATTCAAGAGTTTATGATACGCAAATTGTTGAAGAGTCCAGCGCAAATAACTTAGTATCAAATAATGCGACCTTAAACTATGCAACATCTGAATATCTCACATCAAACAATGCAACAATCACAAATGCAAAAATTAAGAATGCAGAGATTGAAAACATTGAAGGTATCAATTACGATCTTAAAGCTGGTGATATTGATGACTTTGATATTGAGAATTCAAGAATTGCAAACTCAACATTAAATCTTGTCACTGGTACAAATGTTGATTTAGATGGTGGTTTAATTGAGAACTATGAAATCAATGATAGCTTTGGTAATAATGTTACGCTTAATTTCTCAACATTAAATGATGCACAACTGAATAGACCAACTCTTGATCATGCAACACTGACCGGCGTAACAATTGCTGGAGCGGTTGCAACAGAATCAAAGTTTGATAATTCAACCGCAAACACTGTAGTTATTAATGATAGTGAAATTTATACTACATTAATTGAAAACTCAAATGTTGAAAACATCACTGGTAATAATGTATACTTAACCGGCGGTACTCTTGATAACTTTAAGATTTATCGTTCAACAATCTATGATTCACAGATTGTTCAGAATTCAGAAGCAGAATATCTAACATCAAACAATGCACAATTAAATGATGCCACTATTCTCAATGCAACTGCTGAGAATCTAACATCAAACAATGCAACAATCACTTATGCACAAGCGCATTATCTAACATCAAATAATGCCACTTTACATCGAGCTGATATTTTTGATACTGAAGGTATAAGAGTTGATTTAACAACAGGTACAATTGATGATTATGATATCATTGATTCACGAATGGACCGAATGCAGGCAAACAATGTTGCCTTGAACAAAGGTTCCATGGCTGACTATGATATTGATGGTTCAAGATTGCGACAAGTCACAGGTAATAATGTAGATTTGACAATTGGTACAATTGATGATTATACTATTAAGCAATCAAACATTGAAGATACTAGCGGTGTACGAGTTAATCTAACAACTGGTATAATTGATCAGTATACCATTAAAGATTCTGATTTAAACAATGTTAATGGTACAAGTGTAGATTTAACAACTGGTACAATTGATGATTATACTATTCAAAATTCAGACCTTGATACTATTAATGGTGTAAGAGTTGACCTTACTACTGGTAAGATTGAACATTATGCAATTGCCAATTCAAATTTAAATCTTGTTACCGGTACAAATGTTGATTTAACTTCTGGTGAAATTAAGACATATCACATTGAAGGATCAACTGCAAACAATCTCACTGCTACGAATGTATATCTTCAGACTGGTACAGCAGATGATATTGATATTACCAACTCAACTCTTGATAGTGTTGAGGGTACAAGAGTTGATCTAACAACAGGTAAGATTGAACAATATGCAATTGCTAATACAAGCCTGAATCTTGTCACTGGTACAAATGTTGATTTAACTTCTGGTGAAATCAAAACATATCACATTGAAGGATCAACCGCAAATAACTTAACAGCAACCAATGTATATCTAACAACTGGTACACTTGATACGTTTGATGGTGTACGAGTTGATTTGACCACTGGTGAGATTGAACAATATGCAATTGCTAATTCAAGTCTCAATCTTGTCACTGGTACAAATGTTAATTTAACAACTGGTATTATTGATGATTATACAATCAAGCAATCAGATATTGAAGACATTGATGGTGTAAGAGTTGATTTAACAACTGGTACAATTACAACATATCATGTTGAAGGTTCGACAGCAAATAATCTAACAGCAACCAATGTATATCTAACAACTGGTACTGCTGGTGATTTCACTGTTAGTTCTTCAAAGATTGTTGACACAACAGTTGACGGAACATTTGTTCCTGCTGATGATAGTGTAGACCTTGGTGCAAATGCCTCACGATTCCAAGATGCATACATTTCAAATGAGTTGAATCTTGGTCTTGCTGTAATGCGAATCAATGAAGATGGTCATATTGATTTTGTCAATCAAGCTGGTGAGAATGTAAGACTTGCTGACTATGCGATGAAAGAAGATGCTGCTTCAGCAGTTGTTACAGAAACAGCCATTGTTGGTAGCACTTTCTCGGGTAATGTTGTTGCAAACACCATCACAGTTCATGCCGGATCTATTGCGAATGTTGAAATTCGAAATGCAGACATTTATGGTTCAAGAGTATATGAAACACAATTGATCAATGAGATTACTGCAAATAATGTATTCTCTGATAATGCAGAAATTGAAGATGCTTTAGTCACTCGAGCAACCATTCTTAATGCAACAGCAAATAACTTAACTTCGAATAATGCAACAATCAGAAATGCAGATATTACAGATGCAACGGCATTACGCTTTACCGCAAATAGTTCATCGTTTGGTCAAGTTGAAATCTGGGATTCAAAGATTTATACATCTCAGATTATCGAATCACAAATCATTCAAGAATCAACTGCTGATCAATTAACATCAAATTATGCTACCATTAATGATGCGACAATTGATAAAGCAACTATTACTGATGCCACAGCAGAAAGATTAACTTCCAATAACGCTACCTTAAATGATGTTACTATTGAAGAAGGCACTGCAACTGATTTGTTGCTCAACAATGCAACACTTGAAGACGCAACTGCAAATAATCTAGTCCTCACTGGTCCCACAACAATTAGTGGTCATTTATTACCAACTGCAAATGGTGTGTATGATTTAGGTTCTATTGAGAATCCATTCAGACATATGTTCTTGTCTGGCAGCACACTCTATGTTGGCGGTGTACCAATTACAATGGGTGGTGACGGCTTTAAGTTTGGTGCTGACCTTGCTGATTATTCAAAGTCAAGCGAACAAGCAGCACATATTCAAACTGAAACCGCACAGATTAATACCTTAACTGCAAATACAGGTACGGTCACAATTCTCAGTGGTGAAACTTTAACCTATACAGGACTTAGCACACTCACTGAAATTGATTCAGACACTGCAGAAATCACCGACTTAACAGTTGGACAACTTGAAGGCAATTATGCCAATGTTGATACCTTAGTTGTTACTACAGATACAACTTTAGATGGTACTACAACAATTGGTAATGCTGATATTCAAATTGGTGATGTTGATACACTGACTGCAAGAAAACTAACTGTTACTGAAGATGCAACAGTTGCCAATTCCGTCACAATTGACGGCTTCACCATGTGGAAAGATGGTGAAGGTCATTTGAAGTTAAGTAACCGTCTTGCTGATTACTACCTCAAGACAGATGATACAACCGGTGAACTTGTACGGACAAATCGACTTATTGCTAACAATGCCTTTATTGATGTTCTTGATGCAAATACTGGTTCAGTTGATGAACTTGATTCAGTTGATTTAAAGGTAGCTAATTCAATCACATTGAATAACTTTGGAATGGCAATCGATGAAAATGGCCATCTGAAGTTTACACATCGTCTAGCAGATTATTATCTCAAGACTGATGATACTAGTGGTGAGAAAGTTACTACAAATAATCTGTTTGCACAGAACACATTCGTTAACTTTATTGATGCCAATACTGCTGAGATTGATGAGCTTGAAGTAGTTAATATTCATGCAACAAATGATGTATCTGCTGCCAATTCCGTTTCAGTTAACGGATTCACAATGTGGAGAGATGGTGATGGTTATTTGAAGTTAAGTGATCGTTTAGCAGACTACTATTTGAAAACTGATGATACAACCGGTGAACTTGTACGGACAAATCGACTTATTGCTAACAATGCCTTTATTGATGTCATTGATGCAAACAGTGGTACAATTGATGTATTAACAGTTGAAAACATCACAGTCAAAGATGGTACAATTGATGATGTGACCTTTAACAATGTCAATGTTAATGGTGGTACAGTTGAATTTATAAACCTGAAGAATTCAACTTTAGTTGATGTTGAAGGTAATCTAAATGAACCAGACATTGCTGATCCTGTAATTACTGGTGGTACTTGGACTGATGCAACAACAACGAATACAACACTTGACGGACAGATTGTATTTAATGCTCCATTACTTGCTGGTACAGATATTGACTTAGGTACAAATACTCAGCGATTCCGTGACCTATATCTTGCAAATGCAATCTCTGTACAAAACGCAACACATGGTGCGTATATCAGTCTTGATGCAAATGGTCATATCAAGTTCAATGTAAGACTGGCAGATTATTATCTCAAAACAGATGATACCAGTTCAGAGAAAGTTGAGAGTACACTAGGTATCTTTGAAACTGCAAATGCAGATACAGTTAATGCAACCACAGTCAATGTTGATGACCTATTTGCTGATGAAGCAGATGTCAATATTCTTGCTGCAACAAATGCAATTATCACAAGTGGAACAATTACAACACTTGGTACAACTGATATTACTTCAACAGATATCAAAACAAATGATATTCTTGTTACTAATGGTGTCTTTGTTGGTGGTGAAACAAAAGCCGACTCCGCACTAATTACAGTTGATGAGAATGGACATATTAAGTTCAATGTTCGATTGGCAGATTATTATCTCAAGACAGATGATACGAGTGGTGAAAAGGTCACTACTTCAAATCTGTATGCTGGTAATACATTCACTGATGTCATTGATGCAAACACTGGTACAATTGATCAATTGGAAGGTACAGACCTTGATTATGATAATGCAGTTATTGATACTGCAAACGTCACAAGATCAACGATTACCACTTTACATTCAACTACTGGTACAATTACTAATATTGATGGTACTACTGCTGACTATACTCAAGGTAAGTTTGGTTCACTTGATGTTACTGGTATCGCAGACATCAATACTATTCAGGCAACTGATGGAACAATCACAACTGTCAATGGTACAACAGCAAACTATCTGAATGTAAATGCTACTGAAGAATTGTTTGCAGCAAACGCAACCATTCTTGCTGGTGGTATTTCAAATGTTCGAATTGACAATGCAGACATTTATAATTCACGAATCTATGAAACTCAAATTACAACAAACTCAACTGCTGAGAATTTAGTTTCAAATACTGCTACACTACATGATGCCACTGCATACAACTTAACAAGTGAAAATGCAACCATTAATAATGCTGTAACAAACAACCTGACTTCAAATAATGCAACTCTTGAGAATGCAACCATTAAGAAGTCGGTGATTGAAAATTCAGAAATTCGTGTATCAAAGATTATTGAATCAGAGATTGTACAAGAATCAACTGCTGATCAATTAACATCAAATTATGCAACCATTAATGATGCGACAATTGAACGTGCAACAATCAATGATACAACTGCTAATCGAATTACTTCAAACAATGCCACACTCAATGTTGTTACAATTAAAGGTGGTACAACTGACGGATTACAAAGCACAAATGAAACTCTGACTGATGTCAAAACAATCAATCTAACAACAGAAGGTACGTTTGTTCCATCTGTTGATGATACACAAGATATTGGTTCAACTACAGAAAGATATCATGATGCTTATCTATCAAATGAGTTGAACATTGATGGCGTGCGAATGCGAATTGTCAGTGGCGAAATTGACTTTGTTGATACTGATGGCAATAATGTAAAACTTGCAGACTATAACATGGCATCTGAAACTGGTGCAACCATCACCAGTAACGAAGCAAACTTGAACTTGATTGTTAACAATGAACTAACCGCAAACATTGCTGATGTTGTAGTGCTTGAAGCAGAAGATGCTACCATTGATGAACTCACGATTACGACACAATTCACCTCGCCAGAGAATCAATTAGTTAATGCAACAGTCACTGGTACAGCAACAATCAATGATGAAGTTGTTACCACTTCTACTGTAGGTACTGCAGACATCACAACACTGACGGCAACGAATGTTACCATCACAACTGAAACAGTTGGTACATCAAACATCACAACCGCACAAGTTGATCAACTTGATGCAAACACTGCCGTTCTGATTGACCTTGAAGGTACAACTGGTCGCTATGATACTTTCACTGCTGGTGTATTGACGGCAACAACTGCAACAGTCACCGATAGTTTCACATCATCATTGAATACAACACTTCTTGGTGACACAACAATTGCAGATGCAACAATCACTGAAGAAACTGTCACAACATCAACAATCACCGATGCAACAGTTACCAACACCTTAACTGCAAATCGTTCATTTACTGCCACAGCAAATGTTACGGATCTATTTGTTGAAAATAATATCGAAGCGCCAAGCGGAGCAATTAAAACTCTTGGTGTTCAAAATGGACAAATTGATAATCTAACAGCAACAAACGTTCAATTTGCAAGAAAGATTAGTCTTGAAACTGTCGACATTTCATTGAACAATGATAATCATATTGTCTTCAGCGCAAATGTTGACCATCTGAATGTTACCAATTTAACAACAACTGATGAGCTAACAGTTCATAGCACTCTTGTTGCTTCAGACATCGCAGAGTTTGTAGGTCAAACAACAATGAATGATGTTGCAATCAATGGAACATTCACTGCAAATACGATTGATGTTACGACTTCAGCATTGCTTGAGAACGCAACTGTTACGGATACACTGACTGCAATGAATACTGTCCGGTTTGGACAAGCAATTTCATTGAACTCTGCAATCATGTCAGTTGATGCAAATGGTGAAATCAAGTTTAATGTTCCTCTTGCAGATTATGCAAAAGAACATGGTGAAGGATTCCATGCTGGAGATTTGGAAGGTGATGTCTTCCGTGCAAACACTGCAACAATTGTTGATGCAGAAATTGAGAATCTAACAACAAACAACACAACGCTGAACTTTGCAACTATCAACGGTGGCGTCATCACAGGATCAGTCCTGAATGGTGTAACACTTGCTGGTGGTGCTGGTATGATTGATGGCTTTGAGTATTTCAATTCTGTGATGGCAAACACTGTCGCATCGAATACTCATATGACAGAAGGTACCATCGATGATTTCGAAATGACGAATTCATTGATTCTTGATTCAACAATGAATGATTCTTCTGCGAACAATCTGACAATTACTCATAGTGAACTCAAAGAATCACTGCTTGAAAATGTAAGAATCACAGGACATTTAATTCCAACTGCAAATGTCACTTATGATTTAGGTACACCAGATTTGAGATTTAGAGATTTATATCTCAGTGGATCAACAATCAACATTGGTAGTGCTGCAATCTCAATGAATGAAGAAGAGGGTACACTTGAAACAGACAAGTTCCGTGTTGAAGATCAAGTTGCAAACAGTTCAACATTAAATTACCTTGACAGTTATCAGGCAACAATCAATCAATTAACTGTCAACAACTTCGTCACCAATGATTCAACAACATTGAACATTGCACAAATCAACAAGCTGCAAAGTACATCTGTTGATTTGACTGAAGTACAAGTCAATGAGCTTGATGCAAACACTGCACGATTGATTGATGCAAACATTGGTACAGCACAAGTTAATGCTCTGAACGCAAACACTGTTGACTTACTTGACGGTACAATTCGAAGCATTGAAATATATGATTCTTATTCTGACAACTTGCTGGCAGAAAATAGTACACTTGAAAGAGGTACTATTGAAGATATGACCATCGGTAATACAACTGTCAAGTTCATCACAGGTACAGATGTTGACTTGACAAGAGGTACGATTGATGATTATACAATCAAGAATTCTCAGATACAGGATACAACTGCAACTAATCTTGATATTTCTGGCAGTGAATTTACAAATGTTGAAATCTACGATGGTTATTCAAACAATCTAACCGCAGAGAATTCAACATTAGTTACTGGTTCAATTCATCGTTTTAATATCACTGATACAACTGCACAAAGAATCACTGGTACAGATTTCAATCTAACAAATGGTTCTCTTGACAACTTTGATATTCGAAACTCAAGAGTTTACGATACACAAATTGTTGAAGAAACAAGTGCAAACTATTTGGTATCAAACAATGCCACATTGCATGTTGCCACAATTCATGATAGCACAACATACAATGCTGTCATACACAATGCCGAGGCATATAATTTAACATCAAACAATGCCACATTGAATCAAGCAACAATTCTTGATTCAACAATTCGAAATGCACAGATTTATAATTCAACAATTCATGAATCTCAAATTGTTAGTGAATCACATGCTGATGAATTAACATCAAATAATGCCACATTGCATGTTGCCACAATCTATGATAGTACAACTCATCGTGCTACAATTCATGATGCACATGCAAACAACTTGACTTCTGATCATGCAACATTAGAAGATGCTTCACTCGCCAACTCATTCATCACAACTTCAACCTTAGATGGTGTAATTCTCAAGAATTCATCAATGCAAGGAATGTCTGTTGATTGGGTAACCATTGGACATGCATCAATTGATGATTCATGGGCAAACACAATGGAGATCCGTGAGAGTTTCTTTGAGAACAATGATTTTGAAGATTCAAGAACAGCCAATTCAACAATCAAACTTTCAACAATCAATGATTCAGTAGTCAATGATTCGGATGCACATCGCTTGAAAGTTTATGACAGTGACCTATTTGATATTCGTGTGACAAATGGTACATTTACAATTGTCAATACAGAAGATTTAACTGCAAATGATGTGACATTGACAAACGGTACTTTAGATCGTTTCACAACAACCAATGTTGATTTAACAACTGGTACAATTGATGATTATAATATCATCAATTCAAGAATCTATGATACACATGCAAATAATTTAATCGTTGATGTAACAACAATTAAAGATGCAACAATCACTGATGCTAATATTGCTACTGCGGATGTTGATACACTTTATGTTGATACAACATTTGGTCAAGTTGGAACAATTCTGAATCTAACATCGAATTTTGTTTCAACAACTGATGCATTAATTACGAGTGCAGATATTACTGGAGCAAATGTTAATACTGCAAATATTGATTTTGCAACTGTTGATTATGCAAACATTATTGATACAGATATTACAGAAGCTGAAGTTGAACTACTTACTGTAAATAATGCATTCATTACAACAGGTAGCTCAACCTGGCATGATATTGTGAACTTAGATGCACTCAATGGAACAATAAGAGATTTAACAGTCAATCAAACGGCGACAATTACAAAAGAAATTGTTACCGAATCAGATATCAATACTGGTAAAATTGTTAATGCCACATTGACAACTGCGGATATTGGTGATGCAGAAATTGCCAATACTGAAATTGGTTATGCAAATGTTGGTAAATTAGTTGTTGCTCAAACAGAAATGCAAGATGTTGTTGCTGAAACACTTACCGCAAATCGTCTTGACATTAATGTTTCATCTTATTTGAAGCAAGCAGAAATTAATACATTGACCTCAACAACAATGTCTGCTTCAAATAAAGTTTTGGCACCTACAATTAAAGCAACTTTACTTGCCGATCTATTTGAAGCAGAGATTGAAAAAGAAACTGTTACCGAATCCTGGATTACAACGGCACATATTACAACTGGTTATGTTGATGATTTACATTTTACATCCGCAAGTCCAGATGTCCTTACAGCAAATACAATTCATGTAAAAGATCTGGCAAGTGCAAATGCAGTTCTATCAACTGCTACAATCACCAACTCAGGATTTAGTGATGGCTTGATTCAGAACACCGAAATTCGTTTCTCTGATTTCAAGTATGGTGAAATTGTTGATTCAAATATCACAGGTGGCACAGCAAACGGACTCAATCTTACCACATCTGTTCTGGATGATATCACTGTTCTTTCTGGTAATATTTTCAATGTTGTCATTGATGGTGCAATCATTAAGGAAGCAGTATTTGATGGAGGTATGGGACAAATTCGCAACTATGAGATCTATGATTCATATGCGAATTCATTTGTCATGGATGATTCAATTCTCAACCGACCAATTCTGAATGCTCCTGTCATCAATGGTGCGCAACTTCAAGGTGCCTTCGGTAGATTTGTTGATTTCGAATTCTGGGAATCAAAAGCAAACAATCTATTCCTGCGTGATTCAACAGTCAATACATCATTGATTGAAGATTCAACCGCAGAGAATTTGACAATTGCAAACAGTACAATCACATCGACTTCAACGATCAATGGTGCATCACTGAACGATGTGTTAATTGAGAAAGCTACCGCAAATGATGTTCAGCTTTCTAATGCTACAATTTCTGATTCAACGTTTGAAGATATTGTTCTGAATAATGTAAGAATTACCGGTTTTTTAATTAATGATGCTGTGACATCGAGTGGCGGTGAATTGTCTAGTGGTGACGGTTCTGCCAACTCTGGCAACGCAGGATTCTTAGATGGTGAATACTTTGGTGAGGGTGGACTTCTGCTTGGAATTCGCTTGCATGATGCGACCGCAAATGACCTAATAGTCAACACCGGTACGATGCATGATGTGTTGATGCAGAATTCAACCATTCGTGATTCTGTTGCAAACAATATGACCTTCAACTCTGGTACATTGTATGATTTTGACATCTACAATTCCAGAATTCATGAGACACAAATTGTTCAAGATTCAACTGCTGAAAACTTGATTTCAAACAATGCAATCTTGAAGAATGCAACTGCCGAAAGTTTGACCAGTGCAAATGCAACCATCACCACTGCAACGATCACAAATGCAATTGCGACCAATCTACAATCAACGAATGCAACAATCAGTTCAGCAACCATTCTGAATTCAACTGCAAACAATCTGTCATCTGCAAACGCAACATTGACAGATGCCGATATTGTAGATTCTGCAGCAAACAATTTATTTGTTGAAAATTCAACAATCATGTTGTCAACACTTGATACTGTTCAAATTAATGGTTCAAGTGCAAACAATTTAACTGTCAACAATTCATTCATTACAAACACTTCAATTGTTGATAGTACTGCTGAAAGATTGAATAGCAACAATAGTGTAGTTGCTAATTCGACAATTACGAATTCATCACTTGAACAAGTAGCAATCACGAATTCAGACTTTACTGGAAACATTCTGACTGGATCACAAATCAATGGCACTACAATCATTGGTGGTTCGGCACAAGGTGTTGCAATTTCTGGATCAACTGCTACGAATCTAAGTGCAGCACAATCAATTCTTACGAATTCACAGATTCGAAATTCAACTGCAAATAATCTGACATCAAATGATGGTACATTCAATCGTCCATTTGTTGATTCAGCCACAGTTGAAAATGCAACCGTTGCGAATTCAACATTCACAAACATCACGATTACAGATAGTAATCTTGGTACACTATCACTTGAAGGTTCAACTGCCAATGATTTGTCAGTCACTTTATCTTCAATTGAAACAAGTGCTATTGCCAATTCAACAATTGCAAATACATCTCTTGAGCAAGTTGTTGCTGCAAATTCAGAATTTAAATTAACTACAATTCGCAATTCTGAAATCTATGATACTTATGCAAATAACTTTGTTCTTGATAATTCAATTCTGAATGGCGCAATTCTAAATGGTGTGTTCATCAATGGTGTTGTTCTTTCTGGAAACGGACACTCAGAAGCATCAATCAGTGAATTTGATATTTGGAATTCAAACCTCATCAATGTAACACTCACTGGTGGTACACTTGATAACGTAACATTGACAAACACAAGTGTAGATATTGATCGCCTTGTTGGTACAGAAGTTAATACATGCACAATTGTTGATTCATCAGCAAACAATATCACTGTTGCAAATAGCCATGTTGCTAATTCAACAATGAAAGATGTATCAGTTGAGAATCTAACAATTTATGGTACACTAACAAATCGTGCAACATACATTGATGGTTCATTCCTGAATAGTGATATTCAAGATGGTAATGCAAATAGTTTGACAATCAATGCGTCATCGTTCATCAATGGTACATTGTTCAATAGTGTTGCTAACAGCATGACCTTGCATGATGGTGCATTACATAACTTTGACATTTATAATTCACGCATTCATGAAACACAAATTGTCAATGATTCACAAGCAGAAAATCTTGTATCAAACAATGCAATTCTAAATTATGCAACAGCAACAAATCTACAATCGAACTATGCCACAATCACCAATGCGGCAATCAATAGTGGATATGCTGAAGACTTAACAGTTGAAAGATTGACCGCAAATAGTGTTGACCTTGATAATGCAGAACTTGATCAAGTTCAATTGTCAAATGCCACACTACGGATAATTACTGCAAACAATGTAGTGATGAATGATGTTGCAATTGATGATGCTAATATTAGCAATACAACAATGCAAGATATTACTGCTGACCGAGTTGTCACAAGTAATACAACATTGTTCACAAGTACATTCAATGCTGGTACAATTCTTGGTTCAACAATCAATGCTGCAACTTTAAACAACGCAACAATCAATAGTGCCACTGTTAAAAATGTAAACATTGATCGTGCGAATGTATCTGTTGCCGAATTGCTCAGTGGTAATATTGCAAATGTTTCGATTATCACAAGTTCCGCTCAAAGATTTGATATTACAAATGGTACATTTGAAGGTGAGATTTCAAACACTTCAATCTTCGATAGTGAACTATTCAATGTAGATGCTGATGGATTTACAGCAAACAATTTTGCTCTCACAAACGGCACAATTGATACTGTTACAGCAAACAATGTAATTGCAAATAATGTTGTCGCTACCAACGTTGAACTCACTGGCGGTACATTAAACAACTTCAAACTGAATGAGATTGAAGCAAACAATATCTATCTTGCAAATTCAACATTTGACCATTCAACATTAAATCATGTTGAGATGGAAGGTGTCTATGCAAATAGTGTTGTAATGGATAATGCAATTTTGAACAGTGCATATTTGAATGGTGCAATTATTAATGGTGTTGTATTAACTGGCGATGGTAATTCAGTAATTTCTGAATTTGAAATTTGGAATACAACAGCAAATAATCTAACAATTACCGAATCTGAATATAGTGGTAATGTTGTTCAGTCAATTATTGATGATTCAACTGTACAGAATTCAACTGTTGCAAATACAACACTTACAAATGTTACCTTCTCAAGTGGTACAATTACTGGTGATGTAGTATTTGATAATGTAGACTTTGATATTGGTACGCTTGACAATACTACATTGAACAATTCAACATTGAATACAGCAACCATTCACAATGGAACAATTGAAGGATTGCTGGCAAATACTGTTGAAATGAATGTAGTCAAGATTACTGATTTAACTTCAAATAATTCAACATTAAATACTGCAACAATAAATAACGGTACGCTAAATAACGCTACAATAAATAATTCGGCTATAAATAATTGTATACTTAACGATTCAGTAATTGATTGTGGAACATTCTAATGTATATGCTTCAAGAAGGTATTGATGTATTAAGAGATTATGCGGTATCGGTTGGTAATCCTAAAACTGATATGCCGCAGGAACTTGTCTATCAGGCGATTAAATTATTAAATCGTTTTGAAGATGATGATAAAAGAAAAGAAATTTTAGCAAGTCATTCGATTGCAGTTGCTGCAGACCGTCAAAACAAAAATGTAATTTCTTGTGCTACAATGAGAAAGCCAAGAGAAACGAGAAAGAAAGAAATTTTTACTGCAGCAAATTCTTTAGAATTGATGGACGAATTTGTGTTTGAACTTGGCCATATGTACACACATGAGAATTATCGAAAACAAGGAATATTAAAATATCTTGTGTATCGTTTACTTGGTAACCGTAATAGCCGAGGACAAACAGTTTTTGCAACCGCTAGTCAAGATTATGTAATTAATATGTTATTAAACTATTTTGGTTTTGAAGTTATTGAAAAATATCAATCAGAGAAATCGGAAGTTGCGTTACTTGGTTTAATGTAATGCCATATCCAATTTTTAAAAAAGTTCGTGATGTTCAAAGAAAAGATCGAGAAGAACGGCAAAAAATCACTCCATTAGATCGTAAAGTTGATGATACGCTAAAAAGTGATTCGCAAGTAAATAAAAATTTAAGTGATACGAGAACTTGGTTTCGTGAAAAGATTAATCAAGTTTTGTATCCGTCAGTTCGTGTAATGAATCGAACTGAAAGACCTAAAAGTTATTATGATTCACATACCGACAATCGAATTTCGAAAGGTTCGCAAATAGTACCAGGTTCTTTGTACTGTTGGTTTTATGATCCAAAGTATCGAAGAACTTTGCCATATTACGATGCCTTTCCTGTAGCATTCATATTGAATATGTATAATGATGGATTTCTTGGTATGAATTTACATTACTTGCCTCTTCGAGCAAGGTCTGTTTTACTTACAAGGCTTCTTGATAATATGCTGAAAAAATCATCACGCTCAACTTATCTTGATCTTCAATATAGTACTCTTGCAGGAGCGGCACAATATCGTGAAGTTAAGCCATGTATTCATCGATACTTACTCAAACAAATTCGTGGACAGATGATTGCAATTCCGCCAGATGAATGGATACGAGCAGTCTTTTTACCACTTGAAAGTTTCCAGAAAAAGAATGCTTCTCATGTTTGGAAAGAATCAATTCGGGCATCAAGGAGAATCTAATGGCTGATAGCATGATATCAACTTCTTGGGGACATGCAAGTAAAGATAGTTGGGAAAATAAACATGGCAAAAAGAGGTTTAGTGTTTCAGATTTTATTCGCAAAGTTACTCCGAATTTATATCTTTGTAAATTTTATTATGAAATTTTAGAAACAAATAATCTTGAAGAAGAATTTTTATCAAAATCACCAACACAAAAAGGTTATACTGAAGTTGAAAAATTAAAATTAAGAGATGCTTTCTTTTATTCAAAAGGTATAACATTACCATCAAGAGGATTGAATACAGATCAATATTTGTTTCCAAACGGCTTTCGAATTGAAACACCAACTGGTACAAATTATGGTGATGGAAACGTTGCAATTCCAATGATTGCTGATGACCGTTATGCCTTTTATGATTTCTTTACATTTTGGATGAACAAGATACATTCAAAAGAAACAGGCTTTTTTGGATTTTATGATGATTATATAGCAGACATAGCAATTCGTCAGCTTCGCTCAACAACAGAAGACCGTCGATCAAGAGATGATGATGTTACTGATGGTCTCAACGCTTTTCATGAAGAGATGTCAGCAGGTGCTGGAAACTGGGTATATGGTGTTATTTTAAAAAACGCATTTCCAAAAGCAATAAGTGCCGTAACTTTTGCACATGATGCAAAAGAACAGGTATCATTCGAAGTTAACTTTGCATACGAAGGTATCGATTATATAAGACCATCATAACATTAACTATTTCATGGAGCATATAAATGCCACTACCGAAATTGAATGTGATTACATACACATTGACTTTACCTTCCAACGATAAAGAGATTGTATATAGACCCTTTACAGTTGAAGAAGAGCGTATTTTATTAACTGCACAAGAATCAGATGATTCAAAAGATATTCTTCGTGCTATGCGGCAAATCATTAACAATTGTGTTCAGACAGAAATTGATGTAATGGAATTGCCTACCTTTGATATTGAATATTTCTTTTTAAATATTCGTGGTAAATCTACAGGAGAACAAATTGAATTGATGTTGAAACATGATAATGAAACAAACATAAAAGGTGAACACTGTGATCATCGTCAAAAAATAGGAATTGATATCGAACAAATTAAAGTTCATAAAGATCCAAATCATCGAAAAGATTATACGTTAGATGATAATATTTCCGTGTCAATGAAGTATCCGAATATTGAAGCAATCTCTCAGGCAAATGTTTCGAACTTTGAATCATTTGTAAATTTAATTGCCGCTTCAATTGATAAAATTTATGATAAAGAAGAAACTTATGATTCATCTGATCATACAGAAAAAGAATTACTTGAATTTGTTTATAGCATGAATCAAAAACAAATTAGTGAAGTACAACAGTTTTTTGAAACAATGCCTGTTTTAAAACATACTGTAAGTTATACATGTGCAAAATGTAAAGCAAAAGAAACTATTGACATTCAGGGGTTTCAGAATTTTTTTTTATAGCAATGAGTAACGATACATTGGCAAATCATTATAATACAAACTTTGAATTAATGTATCACCATAATATGTCTTTGACTGAATTGAATAGCATGTTACCATATGAAAGAAGCATTTATGTCCAATTACTTAATGGGTATTTGGAAAAACGAAACATGGAAATTAAACAAGCTCAGAATCGATAAGTTATGGCAGAACAAGAAGTAAAAAAATTAAGTGATAGTATTGGTCAGGCATTTACACCGACTGTTGAAAAACTCACCAGTACTATGTCTTCGTTTACTCAACAAATACAAACGGGCTTTATTGGACTATCAAAAAATATTGAAAGGACAAATCAAGTATTAGTTGATAATCCAAAAATACAAAGTAAAAATTTTGAAAACGCATTAAAAAAAGTCCTTCCTGAAAAAACTCAAACCGAAAAAATGTCTGAGCAAACATTGCAGAATCTCAGTCAATTAAATTTAGGGTTTGAGAACTTCAATAAAAATCAAGAATCTTCTGCACCCGCCCGCACACAATCAATCTTTAATCTTAGTGCAAAGCAAATGATGAAGGATACCTTCGGCCAAATGGGCGATAAGGCTAAGTCAATGATAAGTGATAATGCTATGACACGAGGTTTTTCCAACATGAAGAATGCTTGGGCTGCACTCAAAGGAAACCCTGCTGGTGCCGCTGGTGTGCAAGCAGCAATGCCAAAACTTCCTGGAATGATCAATCCCGAACAATCACAATCACAACTTGAAGAAAATCGAGAAAAGATCCAAAGAGAAGAACGAGTTATTACACTGCTTGAGGAAATTCTTGAAGCACTCGGAGGTAGATCTTTTGCACCAGAATCACAAGCTGAAAAAGGCAAATCATTTATGCAAAAGATTGTTGATGGCGTCAAAGACTTCTTCAGCAAAATACCATATCTAAAAGAGATTGCTGCAGGTCTCGCCTCACTTCTAGGCGCAGGAGGCCTGATGGGTCTTCTAAGAAAGCTTCGGGGAAAGAACAAAGGTGACCTTGATATGCCAGATGTTGATGCAGATGGTAAAAGAAAACGAAAAGGACTTGATGGTAGAAAACTTGGTACAAAAGGTCGTGGTAAAGGTGGGTTTGGTCAAGTGCTAAGAAACACGCCTGATATTGACATTGACTATGATGATGACCGCAAAAAATCAAAACGTTCTGGTGGCTTTGGTAGAAAAGCACCAGAAGCACCAAAAAAGAAGGGTTGGTTTGACGGTTTGAAAAATCTATTCAGGTCTACAGATGACATGGATATTGAAGCCAACAAACAATCAAAAAAGGCAGATGTACAAACAAAAAAGATGGGCAAATTTGGTGGTATGTTTGATAGCATCGGCAAGTTTGCAGCCCGTGCAGGTGGTATCTTTGCTGCAGTTTCTGCAGGAGTCGATGCAATGGATGGTGTTGAAAAAGCAGTTGAATGGAATGTTGGTGAAATGTCGGCGGGTATTGGAGGTTTTCTTGGTGGTACTGATATGCTTGAAACGTTTTCAGATCGGCTTGTCAATTCATTCATGAAAGGTGGTGAATTTGCAATGATGGGTGCTGCTATCGGTTCTGTTGTTCCTGTTGTAGGTACACTCGCTGGTGGTATTATTGGTGGTGCAATCGGCGCATTGATGGGCTTCATTGGTGGTGAAGATATTGCAAAGGCAGTGAGTGCAATTGGTGATTGGTTTCTTGAATCATGGGCTTCAGTTTCAAAACTATTTGAAGATGTTTGGACTAATCATATTTCAGAACCACTTGGAGATGCAATTGAATCAGTAAAAGAAACATTCAAAAATTTCCCTGACCTTCCCGACTTTGGTATTCTAGACACGATCAAAGAAAAGTTTTATGCTCTTCGTGATTGGGTGATGGATATGATTGACAAAATACCATCATTTGATGATATTTGGGATTTTGGTAAAGAAACTGTGGACAATGTATCTGAAGCACTTGATATTGATTCAGATGCTGGATTTATTAAAAATGCAGAGAATGCAGCCCGTGCAATGAAAGACGGCTATAAAGATGCAACAGTGGCTGGTGTCAATGCAATCGTTGATGTTGCAGAGCAGGGTAAAAATTATCTTGGCAATATGTTCACTGGTGACCAATCAAATGATGCAAGAATATCTGCAGCCGCTGCCGCTGCACCGATTGTTGCTGCAGCATCTGGAGGAACACAAAAAATTTCTACACCAGCAGTACCACCTCCATCAAAAGAAGTCAAAGAAACAGACGAAGGTGGTGGTCTTTGGGGTGCAATCAAAGGATTGGGAACATCAGCCGTTGATATGGCTAAAACAGCATTATTACCAACAACAACTAAAACAGGAGTTGAAACAACAAGACCGAGCGGTATGCCATCGGAAGCAGGAGAAGTTTCACCACCTCAAACTTCATATCATCAAGGACCTGCAGGACCAAAACGTAAACAAAATGTTGAGCCTCTAACTAATCTAACACCAGCAGAACCAACATATCCTAATCTTGATGCGCCATTCTTTACGCCGGTAGATGCGAAATCACAGGCAAGAGAAGTTATTATTAAGGAAGAATCTTTTGTCCCTGATGCGAGACCAGAAAAAGATTATAGTAAAGTTGATCCAGCAACAGGAAAAAAAGGTGCACCTATTTACTGGGACCATGGTCCAAACAAAGGTAAACCAAGATATTTTGTTGGTTATGGATTCAACACAATTAATGGAGTGCCAGTTGAAAAAGGTGATACAATTACAAAAGCTAAAGCCAATGGAATTCTTGATAAATTCATTGTAGATGCAGAAGATAAAATTCGTGCATCAAATCGTGGTGATGCATATGACAATATTAAAAGTCCTGCACGAAAGGCAACTTTACTTTCAATGGCATATCAAGTAGGTACTGGAGGATTTCTTAACTGGAATAATACATGGGGTGCAATTGAAAATGCTGTACGAGATAATAACACTGAAAATTGGGAAACAGTTGCTGCACATGCACTTGATTCATTAGCAGCAAGACAAACAGCAAATCGATTTGGACGTAATGCAGAAATGCTTTCGACTGGTGAGTTTCCTAGTTATTATGGTGCAATCAGTGCAAAGGCTGGATTTTTAGCTACCGCACCAACAATGGTATTTGCTGGTGATTATCCAGACGCAAAGAGCAATCCCGAAATCATTGTGCCAATGAATGCACTTAAAGATCAAATGATGGATGCAACTGAAAAAATTGTTTCAAGAGTATCAAATTCCTATGAAAGAAATAATGCTCTTGTTGCTTTAACAGTTGAAAATCGAATTGCTTCAATGATTCAAAGGTCGGCAGAGAGTGAAGGAAGATTGAAAACTTTAGCAGATAATAATAAAGGGCAGGCTCAGTTAAACATTCCGGTGATTAATAATGTAGTTGATAATCGTCAAACAACACATCACAATCAATCTGTGCTGATGGATCAAACTGCATCAAACCCCCGGAATGTCTTTCGGCTATCTTAGTTCAAGTCAAAACTTTTCGCAATTGCATAGGCAATTTTCTTACCACCAGACCGTGATGGTTCAATAGGTGATACTTCACTGTAATCAGATTCTTGATCACAAATCGTCCTCAAGTCAATCACAGGCAAATCTCTTTTAGCAGCCTCTTCAGTAATCACATCATTAAAGAGTGCTAAAGCGGTCATCGCCTCAATCGGAAGATATCCTGATTTGTGAGTTGGAATCTTATTATAAATCGTACAGACACGAATGTTATATTCATTATAATAAGCGGTCACCGTATCAAGAACATTCGTGTAAAAACCACGAAATTCTTCAGTTATTGATCGAAGCAATGTCAATGCTTCGTGAACATTAGAAACGGGCGCCATCAAGATTCCAGCAACTCCCAGAGCATCATTACCACCAACACTCAGAACAGCGGCAGCATTGTTTGAATAAGGTTGTGATCGTTCTTCTGTCAATTGACGAACAACATCATGCGTGACATATCCATCAACAGCATCAAGAGCAACATTGACTCCTTTGTCAGCAACTATACTGGCAAGTAAAGAAGAAACGGCATCATACTTAGTTTCAACATACTTGCTGTTATCGAAAATTGAATCTCCAAGCAAATAAATAGTTTCGATTGTCATTATATTCTCACAAGAGGTTTAAAGGAACGGTGAATAAAAATGAAAAAAGCCGCAAGTTCTCATCATCACCTCACATGCTGGTCCCGCATTTTCTAACGACCAGCAATTGGTCGTGCGAGGATGTTTGGTATCAACGAACTTACGGCTCTTTTCTATCGGATACCAGCATGATCAGATCATATCACACTGGTCAAAAAAGTCAAGTACTTTTTTTATAAATTTCCTTTAACGCCATCAATGAAATAGTTCATGGTAAGAAGTTCTGTATCAGAAGGAACAGCACCTTTCTCAACAACAAGTTTACCATCTCTGTCATAAATCGGTCCGGTAAATACTTGATATCGTCCAGTCACAATTTCTTGCTTCTTTTTATTTACAATTTCTTGAACTTTTGGATCTACCATCTTGCCAAATTTTGACAAGTCAACAATTCCTGTATTCATTCCCCACCACTCACTGTCAGAAGTCCACTTATCATCTTGTACTCGCCTTACCAATTCAACATAGTAGCGTCCCCAGTTGAAGATTGGTGCGGTTAGATGTGCTTTTGGTCCATAGAGTGTCATGTCTGAATCATTACCAATGGCGTACAAGCCTCTTTTATTAGCTGCTTGTGTTGCTGCGGCAGAATCGGTTGTAATATGAACAACATCTGCACCATTGTCCATCAAAGTATTTGCTGCAGCACCTTCTTTCGCAGGATCAAACCAAGAGTTTACCCAGATAACATTTACTGTTGCATCAGGATTTACTGAACGAGCGCCAAGAGTGAAGGCATTGATGTGTCGTACAATCTCAGGAATTGGATGAGAACCGATAACTCCAATTTCATCGGTCTTTGTTTGCATACCGGCAACCATTCCAGCAAGATATTTTGCTTGATACATTCTTGCAAAGTAATTGCCCATATTGTCTGCTGTTTTGAAACCGCTACAATGCATGAAAATTACATCAGGAAATTGCTTTGCAACTTCAAGAGTTGGATCCATGAAACCAAAGCTTGTTGTGAAGATCACATTGTATCCTCTTCGTGCAAGATTTCTTAGCACTCTTTGAGAATCAGTTTCAGGCACACTTTCAACATAAGTAGTTTCAATGCCAAGTTTTTCGAGTTCACGCCTTCCAAGGTCATGAGCATAAGTCCATCCACCATCACCAACCGGACCTACATAAACAAAGGCTGCTTTAACTTCTTTAGCATATGTGGTGTTTGAAAAGGCGAAAAGGGAAAGAATCAGTGAGAAGGTCAACAAAAGTTTTTTCATTTTAGCTCCATATTAATAATTACATCCAAGTAGAAAAGGCGTACCAGACACCTTAATCATTACATCAAGAGAACCATTCGCCGAATGGTTATGTTTGCTCATGTAGTGGCTTTCTTCAAGACGGTCACCTACATGTGCTGAACGAAACTTTGAAAAGGAGTTTAATTCATCCTTTGCAAAGTGGGAAAGAAACCATCGTTTTGCTGCTTTTACGTTTGTAAATTCTTCATCAAGAACAGCAAGGTATAGTTCACCATTGCTTAGTTTTACAACGTCATGTGGAGCATTATTGAAAGCTTCCATAGTTCACCTCTTATTTAGTGTGTAGTTTCGAACGAGTTCGAAATAATCATGTCATCCATATCAACAATGATACACTTTCTCCGTGTAGCTTGTTGCTCAGAAAGACCGGCAAGAATTGAATCAATTTTGTAGATCATATTCTTGCCTTTTTCACTTCTTGGGCGATACAGAATTTTGCCTGAAGATAATTCAGTTCTCTGAAGAACAGGATATTCCTGCATCTCTTGCCAAGTAAGTAATCTCATTTATACCTCAAGTTCTGGTTGTGATGCAAATCGGTCAGCCTCAAGTTCTTCAAACTCAGCAATCAACGCCTCATCTTCTTCAGTGAGTTCGGGGTATGCTGAATCAACCCAGGCGTTTAAGATGTCTTGTGAAACGTCTACCATGAGACCTCTTTTTAGTTAAGGGAGAAGGGTGAAACTTCGAACTCAGCAACACGGCTGCGGTTGTATTCAAAGTGGGTTCTCTGCTTGAGTTGCCACTTTTCGAAAACGGGCTTGCCAAATTCGTCTTCGTCTACGGCAACGTAGGCTACGGTCTTCAGGACTTTGCCGTAGCGGAAGCCACTGTCAAGGCAGTGACCGTTGTCTGCGAAGTGCGGGGTTGAAACCCAGATTTTGTGAGGGAGGTCGGCTTTATGCTCGGCACCCCAACCTTCTGTCTCACGATTCTCGGAGTACTCAAAGAGATGACCGTTGTCTTTCTCATCGAAGCGACCAATCACTGAGGAATCACCGGTGTTGAAGTAAGTTGAGGTAGGAGCAAATGCCATGTGAATCTCTCGAAGGAGTTGATAATCGTGATGTGTCTCAATCACTATGATCAGATCTTATCAGACTGGCAGGAAATGTCAAGGGATTTTTTATTTATTTTTTGGTTGAAAGGTTACTTTTGAAAACTGCCCTGTGCTTTCCCAGAATGCTGAGATGTTTCTTGCGGCAACGATTCCTTTGACTTCTGTCACATCAAGCAGTTGTCCGTTTGCGTAGCCGTAGATTGTGAACTTCTTGTTTCGTGCGGTCATGGTCAGTCTCGCTGGGGTTGGGAATCACTCACTCAATGATCAGATCATATCAGACTGGCAGGAAATGTCAAGGGATTTTTTTGCTTAATTCCTTATTTTTCTCGAGAAGGAGCAAGACCATTGTTTGCAATTGCTCGGAGATTTCTTGCTCCTTCTTCAGCTTCTCCGCCATCTCCTCCATCGCATCCTTCCACCCTGCGGTGTAAATCTTGTTGTAGTCAAACTTTTGCTTTGCCATAATTAACCTCGGTTATAGAGTATTATTTTTAATTTCCGCAACTTCTTGCATTCTATTATGCATCATACAAAGAAAAAATGCGGTGGTGGCAATTGATAACAAAATGATAATCAAATTGGGCAAAGTTATATGATTATCAGAAATAAAGAATAATGGTATACTAAACAATAAAATTAAATACATTGGCATTGCATACAAAGTTGTGATTACACTTGAAATAAAATAATGACCTAAACCAAACGTTGGTTTCATTTCTATTGCAACAATACTTGTATAATCAATTCGTGGATCTGGTTGAAAGAAAACACCAGGCTTGTGTGCCATTGCATAACAACCATAGACATAAATTGAAACACCTGCACAAGAAAGAAATATCATAGTAGAAAGTGGCATGTTAGTTCTCCTTAATTATCTGATAGAAATGCACCAAGAGTCAACACAACGATAATTGTAACGATAAACAAAACAATCTTTACAAGCACCACAATCAGCCAAGTCCAAAAACCAGGAACAACAATTGTTACTACAAGAAGAGATGTTGAGATGAGCATGAATAAAATAAAAAAAACATCTACATCAAATATACTTTCATTTTTTTCTTTTACATATTCATCGACAAACAAATAAACACTGACTAGAAAAATGAAAACACAAACACCAAGTTCCCAGTAAGCATAATTCCATTCAGGATCATATGTCTTACTGAAATGATTTGTTGTTGATGTCCAGCCTGTAAGAGATGTTCGAATAACAAAATCTTTGAAATTAACTAATTGCTGAAAAGCGGTCTCAAAGAAGTTTGTGAAGAGAGCAAGAATTGCAATCGTAAGAGAAGGGATAAGAACAAAAGATTCGATTGCGTAATGTTTTTTGATAGATTCAAATGTCATGTGTCTTCTCATTTGAAAAAAGTTGTGTGCTTGAGGATTCAAGCACACGATGTGTATCTCAAGCAAATCCGTATTCTACAACTTGTTTTGTATGTAGATGAATTGCTCGAGACTGTCCATACTTACTTCTCTTTGCAGCATCATGCAAGAATCTTTGATTTTGCACATCATGTCCTGGCGTGTAACCACCACCTGCAGAGATCCAATGAGGATGATTTTCATGACCAGTTTTGTATTGAATAGCATAATTGTTTGGATTATTCATATCCATTCTTGAATCTTTTCGCTCTGGTCGTCTTTCTGGTACACCTCCACCGGCAAAACCGCTTGTCAATGAACCTGAAATGTTTTGACCCATTTGTGTATCTTTGAAAAGCAACCAAACAATGATACCGGCGATGAAGCGAAGCATAGTGTTTCTCTGTTAGAGTGAAAAAAAGAGCGGTCTCGCTCAACATGATCAGATCATATCAGATTGAACGAAAGTGTCAAGAGTTTTTTTTAAGCTGCGGCCATCACATTTTGTGCGCCTTCACCAAGGATGTCAACGGCTTCTGTCGAAGCACTGGCGTCCACCAAAGGTACTACCAGTTGCTGAACTAATTCGGAGTAGGCATAGCCATCATTGTAGGCTTCAATTTGCTCAGGCGTCATCTGAGTAGCTTCGACACGTGTTCCACGAATGTGAGTACCATCACTAAAATAGTGTGGCTTCTTGGGCTGCCATGCAAGGTTGTCACGCTCACCACACTTGAATGGTGCGATGTCTGCGGTGTCATGCTTTGCAAGTAAAGAGGAAAGATATTCACGGAATTCGGTTCCCTGACTGATTGCACGGGAAGGACCCTGTGATGTTGGTGTACTTGAATCTTCAATCTGAAGAGTTTCTTCTTGTGAAGAAGTTTCGATTTGAGGAGTTTCTGTTAAGGTTTCGAAACCGCAGGTGTCTCTTGACATTGGTTCCTCTGCAGGAGTGTTGGTAGTTGGTGGTAGAGTATCGCTATTGCGAACTTCTTGGCGAGGTGTATTGATCTCTTCATCAAACATCAAGTATCCGGGAATTGCTTTTTTTGTTTGTTCAAGTTCGTGTCGAGCCTTTTGCTTTAAAGTTTCGAGAAGAACCTTTGGATCAGTAGAAAGGTCTTGTGAGTTGACAAAATCAGTAACTTGATTTCCCATACCATCTCCTTCAAGTTTTCGTGCGGTTACAAACAAAAGTTTATCAACTGATTTTAGTGTTGCTGAATTACTCATAATAACCTCATAATGTGGATTAGATAATCAAACAAAATTAGATCGTAGCATACTCAACACAAGTGTCAAGCAATAAAATGACCTTCTTTAAACTGACCAACTTGCTTGTCACCGCTTTCGTTTATTCGAATACCATGACCGTGGGCTTTGCCATTTGCATATTCACCCTGATAAGAAGTTCCATCAGAACCTTCCCAAACTCCCTGACCGTGAACAACACCTTTTCTGTATTCACCAACAAATGTTGAGCCGCTTGGGAAATTGAGAACACCTTTTCCATCAGGAATGCTTTGTCGAAAATTACCAGAATATGAAATTCCTGATTCACTCAGCCAAAGTCCCTCACCTTCGAGCTGTTTTTCTTCCCATGTACCAGTGTAGACTTCACCGTTTGTACAAGTCAATGTCCCTTCAGTCCATTCACCATCAACAAATTCACCTTCAAACATTGTACCATCTTCGTATGTTTCAATTCCCGTTCCGGTAAATTCCCACCAGTTGCGGCCATCCATGTCACTCGCAACACCAGTAATTACAACTTTTTTCCCGTTGCGGTATGTTGTTAAAGTTCCTTCCCCATCAGGTTCACCGTCTGCATAGTAACCTTCCCAAGAAGTTTTATCAGATAACTGGGTAAATTTTCCATAGTACTTTTCATCATCTCTGTATTCACCGTCAAACTCTAAACGGTCTTCATCAGGATAACCCCAGTAGGCTTTACCATATCCTTGCTTTCCGTCATAATCTTCATCACCAGTCCATCGCAAAAAACCAACAGCACTTACATTACCATAAGAGACTGCGGTTGCTCCGTTTCCTGTGTATGATGCTAAATGTGACATTTTACATTCTCACTGAGTGCATTATAAAAAGCCACGCTAGGCGTGGCGAATTGATTATTCTGCTGAGGCTGATTGATATGTTGAGGTCTTTGTCAAACGAGCCATCATTTTTGAAAGATTCATTGCTTCGGTGAAAGCAATTTGAAGGTCGTCAGTCTCTTTGTTTGCAGCAACAACTTTTGCTTCTGCTTCTTTGACTGCCGCATCCTTTTCTTCAATTTGCTTTTGCAATTTTTCGATTTCACGTTGATGATCTGCAGCAAGGCGTTGTACCATTTTTGTTGCTGTAGCTTCCGCCTTTTTCACATTCTTCTTTTCAGCACGATAAGCTTTCATGGCTCGAAGTGCTTTTGTTTCCATATCGTTGGTTTTTGCCTTTGCCACTTCCAAAGGATCTGGTGTGATACCAGGCAATTTTTTCCAACTATTATGCCAATCTTCAAGATTGCTTCTGACTCGAGCATGAACAATTTCAGAAACTGGATTGAATGAAGAACCTTCAGTTACAAGTCTTTTGAAGGAGTTTGCAACAGGAAACATAATGATCCTTTTTTGTTAGAGGAAAAGTAATGTTGACTGAAACATCTCAATCAACATGATCAGATCATATCAGATGAATCTAATATGTCAAGTGATTTTTTCGACTTTTTTTAAAAAGCGGCCGCAAGAGGGGCGGCGTCATCAGTGAAAATGTCACTTGCTGTTTGTTTTGTCCACCCAGCAGCAGCAAGATAAACTTTGATTGCTGTCAATTGAGTAACAGATAATTCACTTTTTTGAACACTAAGGAGAATAGGATTCACAACTTTCTCGTATACATCTTCTGAGTATAATTTGTTGTGTTGAAACTTATCAGGATGCAAAACTTGTATAAGTTTCATTTTCTGCTTTTTTGTCAATGTTACTTTGCCAGTAGAAAAGGTACCACTTGATGAAGAACTACCGCTGGCACCGCTCTGGTTGTCTTCAGCACGGCGTCTGGCTTCTTCTGCTCGACGTCGAGTTTCTTGTCGGGCTTCTTCAGCACGGCGTCTGGCTTCGTCTTGTCGGCGTCTGGTTTCTTCTTCAGCACCACGGCGTTTGGTTTCTTCTTCTTCAGCACGGCGTCTGGCTTCTTCTTGTCGGCGTCTAGCTTCATATGCTCGACGCTTGGCTTCCTCTGCTCGACGCCTGGCTTCTTCTGCTTTACGAAATTCCTCTTCAAGAATTCGTCTGGTTTCTTCTCCTTCTCGGCGAGCCTCTTCCTCTTCTTGTCGGCGAGCCTCTTCAGCTTGTCTGCGAGCCTCTTCCTCTTCTTGTCGACGTCTAGCTTCTTCGGCACGCCGAGCAGCATTCTTATGATATAGATTGAAGGCGGTTTGCCATGCTGCTTCTTTTTCTTTGCGAGTTCGAAGTGCAATTAGGAAATGCAGAATGAATGCAATCGGTATAAAAAAGAATATAATAAAAGCATAACCAGAAAGAACGAAATTTCCAATTTTAGGTGCTAGTTCTTTTGATGTTGATTTCGAAACTTTAGCAACTGGTATTGGCTTTGATTTTTCATCTAGTGCCTGTTTTGAAATTACAACATCTGGCTTGATTGTGTTGTTATAGATTGTATTATGTTTATAAACATCTGCGGTACCTTGTTGATTCAATACTGTATCAATCATACCGTATGCATAATCTCTAAGACCTTTGGACTCAAGTGTAGGAACTCGTAATCCGGTTTCTAAAGCATCATTTTTTGCTACAAAGGCATAATTGTAATAATAAGTATTAGAACAACATCTAGTGTCATTTTCGAAAGATTTAATATCAAAACGAATGAAATGACCATTCATCTTGCCATCTTTCCACATTCCCATGTAGGCAAAATTCTCTGTCATTGAGACACCAAATCCGTCAAACTTTAGGTTCTTCGAATCAAGCTGTCCAGTATAGACAAGGTCGCCTACATCGTTTCGGCAAGTATAACTCTCGGCGTTTACGGCACCTGGAAAAGTTGACTTCTCACAGCGGTAATGGTGTGCTTCTGCATTTCCTGATAGACCTGCTACAGTTCCGAGAACTAACAGAGTTTTCTTGAAGGCATTCATTTTCTTCTCTGATGATTTTGGTTCAAGATAGAAATCGCCATTTAATTTTTCAACTTCTTTGATCATAGCAGTCGGCTGAGAAGTGTCAAGCGGTTTTTTCTCTTCTTCAGCAGGTTTTTCTACTTGTACAATTTCAGAGACAGGCTCATCAATTTTTCTCTCAGTCTTTGCAATTCTCTCGGCTTCCTTTCGGGCCTTGTTTTCTTCTACGGTACGGAGAGTTTCTTGATATGCTCTGTCTAATTCGGCTTTTCGCAATTCGGATCTTTCGATTCTAACTTCAGCAAGTCTTAGAGTTGCAATGTTGAAGATTTCATTTCGATGATTTGTGTTCTGAATGTTGGATTCTTGATATATTTCATCTACAATTCTTTTTACAGGAGGAAAGATATACATTATATCTTTTCCTTTAAGTATATTTTCAATCTTTAGGTTAACTAATTTAGTATAAAGAACATACAGTTCTTGTTGTTTTTCTTTTGCTTTTGCAATTCTTTCACGTTCTGCCTTTTCTTCTGCTACTTTTCGTTCACGTTCCGCCTTTTGTCTGGCTATTCGTTCACGTTCCGCCTTTTGTTTGGCAATCTTTTCACGTTTTGCCTTTGCAATTCTTTCTACTTCTTTTGCCTTTTGTTTGGCTATCAAGTTTTTTCTTTCGTTTTGTTTGGTTATTCTTTCTTCTTTTTGTTCAACTTCTTTTTTTAATTCTGCAAATTCATGTTCAAACTGAGGACGTTCATATTTTCGAACCGATACACTTCTTGCATATGCTAGTTCACTGTCAATGTTTTTATGAAAAATATTATAATATCTTACAAGACTAGCATGAGTAGTAACTATACGACCTAAGGCAAGATTACTAACAAGATGATAATTTTTATCATTTCTATCAAATTCATATATTTTGAGATCACCGCTTTTGAACTTGGTTTGACTATTTGGAACGTTAACATATCTTATAATGTAAGACTTTGGAGTTTCTGATAATACAAGGGCTCCACCATCTGTATTCGAAAACATTCCTAAATCAAGTCTATTATGTGTTGACTTTTGTTTTAAGTTTACATATGCTTCTTCAATTTCATATCCCCAGCGATTTGAAAATCCTGGTAATCCATTATGACGATGAGCAGTGTAAACATTTTTGTTTTTGTAATTTACACAATAAATTTTTCCATAACCTTCAAATTTCGGTGAATATATACAACCGAAAACTTCTCGATCACTAACACTAAAACTAATACCTCCTTTTTCGTCAATTCTTTTAAAAGGAATTTTTACCCAATTTATATTTTGAATTTGAAATAGTGGTTGTTTTTCAAAAAAATCTTTATATGTTTCTATTTCACCTGCATCAATTTTGTCTCCTAATTTTCTAATGTGAGATGCAGGTGAAAAATATTTCTGTTCAATGTTTAATCCTCCAATGTATACAACACGTCCTCTGTTAAAACAAGTGTAACTCTCATATTTTTCGTTAACTTTTCTTGAAGGCGCACAACTTAAATTACCGTCTGACTTAAAATTCTTCAAGTCAATCGGAAGAATTTTGGCTGAACTTTGTGCAAAAGAACTTGCTGCTATGATAGCTGAAATTAAAATCAATAATAAAAATTTCATATGTATCTCTCAACAATATTTTGAATAGTTAAGTCGGTGTTCTTGCAGGATTGGCATTGAATGATTTGTTCTGTTGATAAGATCGCAATACCTAAAATGATTATACCTAAGAATGGTATAATTATGAATAAAGGTAAATAGATAAAAACCAGAACAAGCACCCACACTTTTTTCCACCACGATTCGAATTTACTCAAACGTTTGAGGACAATCAAATCTTTTTTGCAAATGCAGGTGCCAACAAAGTATTCTTCGGTGAAAGAGTCCATTGTCTTATAGTGCAGTAAGGTCTGAAGAAATAGTCGAGAGGTTTAATCGTAAAAAATCATTTCGGCGTTACATAGATAAGCGCCAATATTATAAGTATCGAAAATATCTTTGATTGTCCATTCAGTATCTTCATTAGCAATCATATTGATACCTTTGATTACTCTTCGGTAAATATGATATTCACCATCTTTTTCAATGAATTCGTAGCCAAGGCATTCATACTTTGAAGGGGGAATCAATGTAGTGTCTTTCAAGCTTTCAACAACCACCTCAATTGGAAGGTCTGGTGAATAGCCCTCACCTTCTGTTTGCTCGATTGCCTCTTGTATAATGGGTAATTTACGAAGTTGCCCTTCAAGAAGTTGTTGATGAATCTCTTTTTGGCGTTGTTTGAGAGTTGAAGCAAGTGTCATATTAATGGCTCGGTGAGATAATTGCGGCCTCGACTTCTGCAAAGATTGCCTTGCCGGCAGGGATGTAGGGATTGATGCCGTTGTTGTAGCAGATCCAACCAGCATCGTCAAGGTTTTCATCGTAACCTTGTGCTTGCAACATCCAGCGGATGGCGGTGAAGCGGTCGGTAGCACCTTGATGAATGAAGGTTTCAACTTCTTCGTTGAAGCGGGTGATAAGCAGAGCATCAGTTTTCTGCTCATGCTCAATGGCATCTTCAACTTCAACCTGAAGGCGATCAATCTCTTCAAGTAATTCTTGCTCAGAATACTCGTTGAACATACCATGTGGACGAACACCGAAAGCATCTTTGTACATATCGCTGATAGTAGAAAGAAGGTCTTCACGCTTGTTGATGTTTACGTTTGACATGTTCAATCTCGCTTGGGTTGAAAATCAAATCACTCACTCAATGATCAGATCATATCAGAACTGGCGGGAATGTCAAGAACTTTTTTTAATTTATTTTAAATCTTTCCAGGTGGTGCGAGGATAAGCTGGTTCTTCAAGCCATTGTACATATCCACAATTGTCGCATTGATGTGGATATTGCCAGGGGACCTCACTTCGTTTGGGATGTCCTTTCTGTACCATCTTTCCTTTTTCACACTCATCACAAATATATTCAACCAAAATCATTTGAACTGGCTTCGCAACTTCCATAATGTACCTCACTTGAAAATAATTAATATTATATCAGACCTGATATAAATGTTAATGTTTATTTCATCCAGCTCGAAGTTCACTCTCAAGAGCCTCAAGGTCATCTAGGTCATCACCTTCTTTTGCCATTCTACGAAGAATCTTTTCAACTTTATCTTGATCTACGTTTGTCAGTTTATCAGCCAATTCAAAGGCACGTTCTTTAATCTTTTTTTCCATGTCTGCTGAATCTTCTTTTATCAAATGGTTATTAACCACCTTATGAATATCCATCAATACCTGCTTATCATGTTCCATTTCTGTTCCTAGATTAGATTGTTAAATTAACTGTTTATATTATATTTATAAGATTAGCGATGACAATCAGCATCGGCTGCTATCAGAAGTGCATCAAGATTTTCAACAAGTTCATTTGTCTCGGCATCAAGCCATTCTGTCAGATTCGGGCGAAGAAGTTCTTGGGCTTCAGCAATCAAACTGCTGTCACCGGTCTCAATTGCACGAATTACGAAAGGCAGGATTTCATTGACAAGTGCTATTGGTCGCATGATGATTCTCAAATAGAGTTATCAATTATAACGGAAACAACCTGAGAAATGTCCATCTGACAATTGTTGAACATACTTGTGGATCTTGCACTGGTTGACATTGCCGATTTGGCAAGCAGAAATTGATAGTGCGATGATTATTGAGGCGAGGATAGTTTTCATATATCTCCTGCTGTTGACAAACGTGATATGTCTCAATCACTATGATCAGATCATATCACGTTTGCGGAGAATGTCAAGAACTTTTTTCAATTTTATCCTTCAGAATTTCTCTCAATTCCATCAATAATTTTCCAAGATGATTTTGTCCTTTACCTCGGCAAACTCCCCAGAATCGGTCATTCCAATGATTGCCTTCAATCAATTCAACATCACCAGTGGCAATCAACTTTTCTCTCAATTCAGAATTCAGTGAAAATTTACTCTTGAGAACATCTCTCATTACATCAATCTTCACAGTTTCCCAATCTTCTCTCAAGTCCACCTTTCTTCCCAATTTCTTTGCTTGACCAGGAGATAGGCTAACAAATTTTTCTCTCTCGTTTCGATCTACACATTTTGCAGCTTGAAAGGCTGCTTCGGTATTCTGATAAGTCAAACCATCATATTCAACAGGACAGGAATAAAAATTCGAAAGATAATCATGTTCACCACGAAAACTATCAATTGTCATTTGAGTCCTTATAAGGAATTATTCATAAAAAACCATCTCGGCACCTAACGGATCAGCCATGCTTCATTGAGAGATAGGTTTCGAGATGTCTGCGAGTAGGTGATTCTTCACCATAGTTTGTTTCATAGAACCACCAGTTGCGATCTTCATAGACATAGATGTAATCAACCATATCACCGTACTCAAGAGCATCTTTACCGGTGTTGACTTCTGCTACAGGTTCGTCATTGTACTGCTTCTCTGCAGTCTCAACAACTGTATCTTGAAGTGTGCTGAATCCACCAAGATTACATACTTCATTAATCTTATCTTGTTCGGTATAGTTATTCAGAAGTCTTACACCAACGCCTTCTGGATATCCGTCCCAGTGACAATATGAACCAAGGAAATTATCATTTTGAGTTTCGGTAAAGATATAGCTTCTTGTTCCCATGATTCCTCTGTATTTAGGAAGGTTGTTCAGTCACTCAATGATCAGATCATATCAGACTGAACAGGAATGTCAAGAAAAAAATTCGATTAATTTACCATGATTGCATTATTTGCGGAACAGAATGTATCACACCAGTTTGTGGCTTCTGTCATACATTTGAATGGTGCGGTGCCAGAGCCAAATTGTACTCTGCCATTGTTGAAGTGAATTCGAACGGTATAGCCACGTTGAACGATTTCCCATTGGTTACGTTCACTAGTATCGTTCAAATCATATGGAGGAAGGTCATCTCTTGAAACATGCGGAATTGATTTATTCGTTAAAGCATTTATCCAGAAGTTGCGAGGAACAATTCGTACAGTAGTTTTCTGTTGCATGATATATCTCATTGAAGGTTGAGGGAGCTAGGCTCCCTCTGTTCTCTGAAAAATAATATTATAACACAAAAACAAAAGAGGTTGACTACATTTTCAGAAGTGCCGTGTAGTCATCGGCGGATTAAAGCCTTCTTGCATCAAGTCGACAACTGCAGAGAGAAGGCGAACATGCTCGGTCTGGTCTTCAGTGTCGAGCAATGAATAAGACATATCTCTTACATAACCATCAGTGGTCAAGGCATCGTCAATATGTGTGAACAAGTCTGCGGCATCATCAGTGGTCAACGCACCAGCTTGCATGGTTGGTATACCAGTATCCTGTCGCATTGTGTTCATTTCGTTAATTACTGTACTTAGTGACATAGATGTCTCCTTGTGTTGAAGTAGAGATTAGGGACCAGGGGTTTCAACAAAGTTCATAACAATCGAGTCGTAGGTCTCCAGTATATAGTGTTTAAAATTGACGTACTGCTCGGATACAAATCTACTCACAGCACGAAATGGCGCAGCAAAATCAAAGCCAGGATTTGTTTCAACTCGAAGCAATACAAAGGCACGGTTCAAGGTAGAAACAGGCTCACGTTCATTTACAGAATCTTTAATCACAACATTGCCATAATCATTCGACGAGGTAATGAGATTGAATTCGTTCGAACTAAACTCTTCACCATCTTTGGTGTTTTCTGCAAATGATGTTTCAACTTCAATATTACGAATCATATTCAACTTACTAAGTGCATCTGCATATGCAGATTTGAATGCCAACTCAGATGTTTCGTGCCACTCTGATTCACCTACAAGGTAAGTGTAATTGTCAATAGTGTACACATGCTTGTTTGTCCATGCTGGTGTAGCGTAACTTGTAAAGGCAACAACGTTGAATGTAATTAGACTTGCAACGAATGTAGCTAACAATGTAAGATTGAACATGATTCATCTCAAAGACAAAGGTTGAAAAAGCCACGCTAGGCGTGGCTGTTTTTCTCAGAACAAGTTCTTGAAGAACCCACCAACTTTGTCAATGTTGGAGACGGTAACGTCTTTCTCTTTCAGCTTCTTACCATCTTCTGGCTTGTACATGTCTTTGACCATCTTGAGAGATTGCTTCATGGCTTTCTGAGACATGCGAACAGTTGCAAAGGCAACGAAGCCGAGGTTCTCATCTTCGTCAATTTTGATCTCGGTGAAGGTTTCTACTGGAGAGATCGTTGTCATGACGGACTTGCTCAAAGTCTTAGCAACTTCTTCTGCACGGGATTGTGCAACAACGAGGTCTTCTTCAGAGCCTTCAGACTGAATTTGCTCTGAGTACTGTACGTTGACTTTCTGCACAACATGCTCACTCAAGCGGAATGCAGCATCACGGATGGCGTGCTTCTTTGCTTCACGCTCAGTTTTGAAGAAACGGCTCTGGCCGACTTGGAAGAGGTAATCATCTTCTTCCCAGAGACCCTGATTTGTCCAGTCAGGACGAGCATCTTTCAGGTCATGAAGATAAGCAATCTGGTCAGCAGGGTTGCTTGGATCTTTTGGAAGAGCAACACGGGCACCGGAACAGGCTGCTGTCAGAACTGAGATTGCAGCAACTGTGAAGATTGACTTTTTGATGATTGACTTTTTCATTTGAAACTCTCGTTTGAGTTGATTCTCTTTTTTGCTGATGAACTGCTCATCAACATCATGATCAGATCATATCAGATGGATCAGGAATGTCAAGAAAAAAATTCGATTTTTTTCGAATTTTTTTCGACAATGTAAACAGCAACATAGGCTGCTTTGTCAAGAGGAAGATAGCACTGATACTCACCACGATATGTTTCCCAGTAGGAACGTGGTCCTCGTCCTCTTCGGCAAATTGAATAGTTAGCTTTCGGATTCAGCTTGTTCATTCTGGTGACAATTTCACGAACATCGTCAAGCTCATCCCATGATTGTCTTTCATCAATCTTGATTGAAGTCTGACCGTTATATGAGCCTCTTGCATTTGAGAGTTTGTTGACAAGTTTCAAGGCAACATAGTCTTTAAACTCTTCTGCGGTCAGCATTCCTGACGATGATGTTAATTGAGCTTGCATAGTGTTTCTCGTTTCGAGTTAGTCATCAATCACTCACCATGATCAGATCATATCAGATGGATCAGGAATGTCAAGAAATAAATACAAATAAATTAAAAAAAAAGGTAAACATGAGAAATTACAAGATTCTGATGGTTGATGATGAGCCAACCGTGATTGAAGCATATCTTGATGTTCTCGCTCGAGTTGAAGATGTTGGCATCAAAGAACTTCGTGGTCTTGCTTCTGTTCTATTTGAAAATGTAGAAAAGCAAGCAGTAAAAAAACCGAGTTTAAAATTAACAATTGATACTGCTCATCAAGGTGAAGAAGCAATTGAGTTTGCAGAGAAAGCACTCAAGATTGATGATCCATATTTGGTTGCTGTTCTAGACATGCGAATGCCACCTGGCATCAACGGATTTGAAACAGCACAAAAACTTATTGAATTGGATCCCAACATTGAGATATGTTTTATCACTGCCTACTCCGATACACCATTTGAAGAAATAGCCGAGAAACTTGGCAACGGTAGATTCCTATTGCTTCGTAAACCAGTGAATCACCAAGAGTTGGTAACGACCATTGAATTTCTTGGTGAGCATGGATACAAGTGTCACAAGAAAGACCAATTCAAGGATGTGCATTAATCAAGAAGATCCTTCATTGCATGAAACTTCATTCACTTTGAATATAACGAATTCATCAAAATTCGCTTGTGTGCTTGCCGGTCTTTCTTTGAATACCTTGAGGTCTTCTCAAATTTCTCAGAGTAACGAGAACGAAGAAGAAGTGCTGCTTCTGCACCAATGCGTTGTTTTGTCTTTTGCATGACAAGCTCCTTTTGAATTAGTTGATTATTAGATCATATCAGCTATTTTAAAAAAGTCAAGGTTTTTTTTACATAAATAATAACAGTTATATAAATTTATTCTAAACTAATTAAAGGAAAAAACAATGGAACAGAAAGATTTC